CTACAGGATATTAATAAATCCGCAGAACAAAACGCTGATCTACCTAAAAGATTTTTCCCTTGTCTTACGGCAGGGTTATCTTACTACATGTCAATGAAACGAGCAGGAGTACCTTCTGAACGTATCGGTATGTTAAAAACTAATTACGAAGAAACACTTGCTAGAGCAATGGAAGAAGATCGTGAACGAGCAAGTTTGTTTATTCGTCCTAGACTTCGTTATTTATAATGACTATAGCAGAAGCTATTATAAAATCATGGCCTGTATTTTTAGGAATAATTACTTTGATTATTGTATTGGCTAAAATGCACGGTGATATAGAAATTATAAAAGAAAAAGTAAAAACTTTGTTTGAGCTTTGGAATAATAAAAATGGCAAGTAATAAAAATGCACTAGCTATGTGTGATGTATGTGGGTTTGTATATCCGCATAGACTTATGCAAGAAAATAGCTACGGGCTTATTGTTTGTCCGTCAGATTTTGAGGGTAACTTTGATTTAAAAAACCATCCTCAAAATAAAATTCCTGACGTTCGAGACAACCCTGCTATACGTAATCCTAGACCTGACACAGGCGGCAGAAATTTAACATGGGATCAAGCAGCAACTACTTGGGATTCAACAAATGAGCATTGGCAACTAATATGACAGATTTAACAGGTAAAGTAATTTCGGAAACATATAAGCAGTTATTGCTTATTAATAGTAGTACTGCTAATGAAGGTGTTAGTACTTCTTCTGTGTATGTTCAAACAGGTGATGGAACTAATACTGCGCTAAAGGTTGCTACAAATAAAGTTATTGCTCAGACTGCGTTTCTTGTAGATGGTACAGCAACAGTTAAAAATAATTTAATTGTTGGTAACAATGTATGTGCCTCTGCTTACTATGGAGATGGTTCTAATCTTACAGGTCTTACAGCTTCTATTGGTGGTGATATCTCTGTCAGTTCTATTACTGTAGCTGGTAATGCTAATGTTGGCGGAAGCCTAGTTGTAAAAGCAAATGCTTCTGTAAGCGGTGCTTTAAATGTAGCAGGTAATGCGTCTCTTGGTGGCACACTAACTCAAACAGGTGTAGCAACTTTTGTCAGTAATGTTACAGTAGGTGGGAAGCTTGTTGTAGAAGGTGATGTGTCAGTTAGTGGTCAACTTGATGTAAATGAAAATGTATCTATTGGTGGAACTCTTCTTGTAACAGGCACAGGTACTCTTACTGGTAAAACTGAATTTAAAAACGATGTCTCCGTTAGTGGGAGACTTGATGTTGCAGGATCAGTATCTGTTGGTTCTATTTTGAATGTAACAGGTATCAGTAACTTTGCAACTGATGTGTGTATTAGCGGTAATGCTAATGTAGTTGGTAATGTAACGGCTGCATTTTTCTATGGTGATGGTCGCAACCTTACAAATGTAGAAGCAGAATTAGGTGTAGCAGATAATATTTCTGTATCAGGTTTTCTTAACGTTGGTGGTAATGTTTCTATTACTGGAACACTGGTTGTTAATGATGCTGTATCTATTAGTGCAAATACTGTTATTAATGGAACTCTTACAGTTGTAGGTGCGGTTAGCCTAGCATCTACTCTTAGTGTAGGCGGAGCAACTAACTTACTTAGCACTGTTACTGTAGCAGGAGCTACTGGCTTTTTAAGTACTGTTAGAGTTAGTGGTGCTGCAACAATGGCTAGCACACTTGATGTAGCAGGTAATACATCTGTTGGCGGAACACTGTTTGTAACAGGTGCTGGTACATTTGATAGTACTGTTTCAATCAGTGCTGGATTAGTTGTCGGCGGAACTGCGACAGTTGTTGGAGCAATGAGCATCGGCGGTGCCTTGAGTGTTGGTGGCGCTACTAATTTATTAAGTACAGTTACAGTAGTAGGTGCTACAGGTTTCTTAAGCACTGTTAGAGTAAGTGGCGCTGTAACAATGGCTAGTACACTTGATGTAGCAGGTAATGTATCAGTAGGCGGTACTATTTTCGCAACAGGTGGCATTACATTTGATGGAGACGTATCAGTAAGCGGTGATGTAAATATTGGAGGCACACTTACTGTAGCAGGAGCCACAAGTTTAGCATCTACTCTTAGTGTAGGCGGAGCTACTAATCTATTAAATACTGTTACTGTAGTAGGAGCTACTGGTTTCTTAAGCACTGTCAGAGTAAGCGGTGCTGCAACAATGGCTAGTACACTTGATGTAGCGGGTAATACATCCGTTGGTGGGACTTTGTTTGTGACAGGTGCTGGTACATTTGATAGTACTGTTTCAATCAGTGCTGGATTAGTTGTAGGTGGTACAGCTACTGTTGTTGGAGCAATGAGCATTGGTGGTGCCTTGAGTGTAGGAGGTGCTACTAACTTACTTAGCACTGTTACAGTTGTTGGTGCTACGGGTTTCTTAAGCACTGTCAGAGTTAGCGGCGCTACTTCTTTAGAAGCAGGATTAGTTGTTGGCGGTAAAGCAGAATTTAATGGCGACGTATGTGTTAGTGGTAATACACAGTTAGTTGGTACATTAAAAGTCACAGGTGCTACAACTATAACAGGCAACTCAGGCTTTTTAGGAACTGTTCGTGTAAGTGGTCCAACATCATTAGAAGGTACTCTTAATGTAACAGGTGCTACAACTATAACAGGAGCTACAGGTTTCTTAGGTACTGTCAGAGTAAGTGGTGCCACTTCCTTAGAAGCAGGATTAGTTGTTGGGGGTAAGGCAGAGTTTAACAACGATGTATGTGTTAGCGGTAACTCACAATTAGTCGGTACTCTTAAAGTTACAGGCGCTACAACTATAACAGGCAACTCAGGCTTCCTTGGTACTGTTAGAGTAAGTGGTAATGTATCACTTGAAGGACAATTACAATTAACTAAGTCGGCTGCTGCCGCTATTGAAACAACGGCTATTAATGGCATTACTTCAGTATCACTTAATTTTGGTACTGCACAAAATTTCTTTACTACTGTTACTGCTGCCCATACACTTGCTAGGCCAACTGCTGCAAGAGTAGGACAAGTAGGAAGTATTTTCTTAAGTCAATCTGGAGGAAGCGGTACTATATCGTACAATGCTTGTTGGAACTTTATTGGCGGTGCCGCGCCTGTTCTTTCTACAGCAGATGCTGCGGTAGATAGATTGGATTATATTATTCTTTCTGTATCAAGCGATGGTACTGGTGAAAACATTCAGGCCGTTATGACACAAGCTTATAGTTAAGGATTATTAAATGGTTTTTCAAAACATAATGATGGGCGCTGCTGGTCAGGGAGGCGGCTACGATATTGATCAGTCGATCCGGTTTAATGCAGCCGATAGCGCGTATCTAACTCGAACACCGGGAAGCGCTTCAAATCGTAAGACTTGGACATTTAGTTTTTGGTGGAAGGTTAATACCTTGGCAAGTGCCACAGGTGGTGGATACAGGATACTTCAAGCTAATAGTACAGAGTTTGGGTGGTCAGACTCTAACGACAATTTATATTTAATAGATGGTAGTGTAATTTTTCAAACTACTCAGGTATTTCGTGACCCCACAGCATGGCAGCATATTGTTCTTGCGGTAGATACAACTGATTCAACGGCTGCGGACAGAGTTAAACTGTATATTAACGGTTCTCAGGTTACTAGTTTTGTTTCTGGTCCTACTGTTGCTCAAGATTTTACTTTTGATGTTAATGATAATACAGCGCAAAATATTGGTAAAGAAGGTAGTAATTATCTTGATGCGTATGTAGCTGAAATTCAGCTTGTTGACGGCACACAGTTAGCTGCTTCTAGTTTTGGCGAGACCAACAGCGATGGCGTGTGGATTCCCAAAGCCTACGCCGGAGCCTACGGCACCAACGGCTTCTTCATAGATGGCCGGGACAGTGCTGATCTCGGTGATGATGAGAGCGGCAACGGTAACGACTTCACCTCGTCAGGACTCGCCGCAGCAGATCAGATGCTGGACACGCCGACTGATAACTTCCCCACTTTTTCCAACAATATCAGAGGGCTGGAGAGTTACGGCCCCTCCACCCTGACATGGGGCAACGGCGTCAACATATCGGACGGCGGTCTAAAAATGATCGGTGCGACGGCTGGTGCAAACCTTGCCGGGGCCACGATGGCCCTCCCTTCTTCTGGGAAATACTACTTCGAAGCCACGTTTATTGGTGCCGATTCCTCGTTCTTCGGGATCAGTCCTCTGTACGATGAGTCAAAGATTGTCTGGTATCGGAACAACGGGTGGACCCTACAGAATGCCACTTCGTGGACAACAAGCGGCGGGGCAACCTACACA